GATGAATTTATATCTAAATTTATGGACACAGTTAATAAAACAGACGCTAAATTAAAACAAATTGATCATAAAGGATCGTTTGAAGCAGATGATGAAATTGGATTCTTTTTTAAAGAAGTTAAACACCTACAAGCAACACTGAATGAGTTCAATAATAAACGCTAGTAATTTACCTAAAAATCCGAGTTCTACTAGGTATTTCACTCAGGATACAGAAGATGCCATTGTAGCTTATAATAAATCTTTAGATTTTGATGAGCGTGATAGAATTTATAATAGAAAAATTCATTATGCTTTTTTCAAATTAACAGAAAATATTATACATACATTTAAGTTCTATTATACAGAAGTAGATAATATTGAAGATTTACAACATGAGATTATAACATTTCTATTAAGTAAAATTCATTTATTTGATCCTTCTAAAGGTGCTAAAGCATATTCTTACTTTGGTACTATTGTAAAAAGATATTTAATTATATCTAATACTAAAAATTATAAAAAACGTATAGATAAAGCACCAATTGAGGATTTAGAACAAGACGAGAAACATTCGTATGAAATCGATGATATCCCGCCTAATGAACGCCTAAATGAGTTCTTAACATTATATACTGAATATTGTTCTAATAATTTAAAAACGTTATTTCCTAAAGATAGTGATGCTAAAATAGCTGACGCGATTCTTGAATTATTTCGTAAACGTGAAGTATTAGATATATTTAATAAAAAAGCACTTTATATATACATCCGTGAAATAATTGATGTGAAAACACCTAAAATTACTAAAATAGCTAATAAATTAGGCGATATATTTAAAGAACATTACTTATTTTACATTGAAAACGGATATACAAATTTCTAAGTATCATATTTATAAATAAAAATCATGAGTAATTTAGAATCAGTTGTTTTTGGAAACAAGAAATTCTCTGATATCTTAAGCGAGATATACGATAATCAAAAGAAAAAAGAGAAACAAATATCAACATTAATTGGTGAGTTAAAACCATTAATTAATGATATTGGTGATGCTACATTAATTGTACCTTTAATTAAAGAATACTTAGAAATAAGTGTCAAAAATGATGAACAATTAATTAAAATGGCTACTATTATTCAACGTGCTTTATCTAATTCAGCAGAAGCAGGTAATGGATTTGATCTATCAGATGAAGAAAAACAACAACTATTAGCCGAAATAGATAAAATAAGTAAAGATGCCAGTTAAAGGAAAAGAAGGGCAAGGTGCTTTTATTGAAATTAGTAATGGAAATTATAATACCATTACTAATCCTTTATTTTTTAATAATATAACAGCTACTTATCGTGTTATAGATATAGTATTAGATGCCAATCATAAACTTTTTAAAAAAGCAGGAGAATGGCAAGGTATAGGTACTATAGCTTATGATTCAGTAACAAATCCAAGTGGACAAGATTCATTTAGTTTACCATTAGCTAGACCTATACTATCTAATAATAAATCATATCCATTAATAGGAGAAATTGTTTATATAATTGCAGCTTCTGATACAGAAATAGGAGAAATAACAACTAGTACTAATGGATATTATATTAGTACTGTAGGTTTATGGAATACTGTAAATCATAATGCTTATCCAATTAATTCTAATATTCCTCCTCCATCACAACAAAAAACATATACTCAAACTGAATTAGGGAGTTTAAGAACTGTAACCAGTCAGTATACTAAACTTAATCTTGGTAATACTTTTCAAGAACGTGGTTATATTCACTCACTAATACCTTACGAAGGTGATATGATTTATGAAGGAAGATGGGGAAATAGTATTCGTTTTGGATCAACTATTAAAACTAAAGCTCCTGAAGTTATTGGATTAAATAATTGGTCTCAAGGTCCAAGTACATCTGGAGATCCTATTATTATTATTAGAAATGGTCAACCATCATATGAAAATAGTTCATCAGGTTATTTTCCTATAACAGAAAATATCAATGATGATTTGACTTCTATTTATTTAACTAGTACACAAACAATACCATTAAATGCATCTAGTATTAGTTATTTTAGTTATCCTAAAAATCCACCACAAGATATAAATAAATTTAATGGCCCTCAATTAATATATAACTCAGGACGTATAGTATTAAATACAAATAAAGATCATTTACTTTTAAGTTCTATTAAATCAGTAAACTTAAATGCTGTAGAGTCTGTTAATATTGATACACCTACAACTATAATTCAGTCAGGTAATGTGTTATTAGGATCTAAAAATGCTACTGAACCTGTTTTATTAGGTAACAGTACTATTGATACTTTAGCCTCAATACTTGATAATATGGTTGGATTTTTAAATTCTTTAGAAAATGTAGTATCTACAGCACCTGGTACTTCTATAGTTACTTTAAGTTTACCTGCTAATTTATTAGCAAGTAAATTAGATGAGATTAAAGGTAATCTTGAAAAATTAAAATCTAACACTGTTAAAACTGTATAATGGCAACACCAGAAGAACTAGAACAGAGTAGATTACAACAAGCTGCTGATGAACAATTAGCATTAGCTCAATCTAATACTACTACAGTAAACGCTACTGAAATTGAAAATGCTACTCCTTCTGATTTAAAGGCAATGGGTATTGCTAAATTACCTTTATTATTACTAGTAATAGGTAATCAAGTTAAAAATATTATTGAACCTGCATTAAAGAATTTAATAGCAACTTATATACAAAAATTTTTAGATGCTGATGCATGTCCTGATAAGACTACTTTAGATAAAATTAGACAACAACGAGATTTAATAGTTACTCAATTAAATAAAATTGGTAGAACTTTAAATATTATTACTATATCATTAACAGGAGTAACTACATTTTTAGCTATTTTACAAGGAGTTATTAGAGGTATTGACTTAGCTAAAATAGCTGCTAAAGCGGCGGCATTAGCATTTCCACCATTAGCTGCTACATTACCTGTTACTTTGAATACTTTATCTCAAGCAAAAACTGAAGCTATTATTGATGATAAAGGTAATTCACGTTTACAAAAATATACATCTATAATCGGTGGAGCCGCTTTAGTATCATCTATTGTTGGTGGATTTATATTAATCGCTGTTGCTTTATTAAAATCAATTGATGCTTTTTTAGAAAAGTGTGATCCTAATAATAAATTAGAACCTATATCTAAAGAAATACAAGATATAGCTGACGCGCAAGCTCAAGCGCAACAAACACAAAATGAAACAACATATAAAGGTTTTATTATCGAAATTGAATTAGTACCATATACTTCTACTATAATTCGTAGACGTGCTATTGGTAAAAATCAAAATGGTATTATATTAATTCAAACTGAGTTATCATTTACAACTGATGATCAAACATTAATTGATGAATTAAAACTAATTATTGATAGAGATAATTTAAAAGCCTATTAACTTAATATTTATAACACGATGAAATCAGAAGAATTTAAAAAAATTATTAAAGAAGCCGTTCGTGAAGTATTCGTTGAAGAAATGAAAGAAATACTTTTAGAAGCGGTTAAGTCACCTAAAGCTACAGTAGGCTCAGGTGGTTATGGAACTGTTACAGAATCAATACAACCAATTAATTCTAAACCATTAGATCCAAATGCTAGAAAAGCAGTTATGGCTAATATTTTAGGAGATATGGCTGCTGGTAAAACAATAACAACAGAAGCTCTTACAGCTAATACATTTGTACCTAGAGGAGGTGATGCGGTTAATGGAACTTTACCTGAAGGTAATGTTGGTTTAGATCAAATTATGGGTTTATTAAGTAAATAATAATGGCATACGGTGCACAAAAAATATTTCCTATTGATACTAAAACTGGTACAGCAATTGGTGTCAGTTTAAATTTTAGTAATCCTGGAGTATTTCAGTCTACTTATTTAACTAAAGATGCTATTAGAAATAATTTAATAAATTTTTTCTTAACTAACCAGCCTGAACGTTATTTAAATCCAACATTTGGTGGTAACTTAAGAAATTTTATATTTGAACAAATAACAACAAATAATCTTGATTTTTTAAAACAAGATATTCAAAATCAAATAGGATTATATTTTCCTAGTGTTATTGTAGCACAATTAGATGTTATTGAATATCCTGATATAAATCAAGTAGTAGTAACATTAAAATATACAATCGCTGATACTAACATAAGTGATCAATTAGATATAGCATTTAACTAATGGCAACAATTAAAGATATAAAATACCTAAATAAAGATTTTACAGAATTAAGATCTAGTTTAATAGACTACGCTAAAACGTATTTCCCAACTACATATAATGACTTTACTCCAGCATCACCAGGTATGATGTTTATGGAAATGGCAGCTTATGTAGGTGATGTATTATCATTTTATTTAGATAACCAATTTCAAGAAACATTTTTACAATATGCTCGTCAAACAAATAACTTATATGAATTAGCATATATGTTTGGTTATAAACCAACAGTAACTGGTGTTGCTTTAGTAGACATTGATTTTTATCAACAAGTTCCTTCTAAATTATCTGGTTCAACTTATATACCTGATTTTAATTATGCTTTATATATTGAACCAAATGCCACAGTAACATCTAATCTTAATTCTAATATTTCCTTTTTAGTAGGTGATCCTGTTGATTTCTCAGTATCAAGTTCAAGTGATCCTACTGAAGTAACTATATATCAAATAGCGGGATCAATTCCACAGTCATTTTTATTAAAAAAAACACGTAAAGCTATATCAGCTAATATAAACCAAAAACAATATACTTTTGATACTCCTGTTCAATTTGCAACTATAGAATTAAATGATGAAAATATTATTGGTATATTAGATTGTTTTGATAGTGACAGTAATGAATGGTATGAAGTAGATTATTTAGCCCAAGATACTATTTATAAATCAATTAAAAATACTAATACAAACGATCCTAATTTATCTCAATATAGTGATGATACACCTTATTTATTACAATTAGAACAAGTACAAAGAAGATTTGCTACTCGTTTTATCAACTCAGGTTCATTACAAATCCAATTTGGAGCTGGTACAGCTACAGATAAAGATGAAGAAATTATTCCTAATCCAGATAATGTAGGTTTAGGTTTACCATTTGAAAAAGATAGATTAACAGTTGCATACTCACCTAATAATTTTACTTTTACTCGTACATATGGTATAGCTCCATCTAATACTGTATTAACCTTTAGATACTTAACTGGAGGTGGAGTTACAGCAAATGTGCCATCTAATGATCTAACTCAATTAACTTCAACTACTAGATTTTTGAATAGTAACTTAAACGCTAATACAGCCAATACTGTATTTGCTTCTTTAGCTGTTTCCAACCCAGAAGCAGCTAGTGGAGGAGGTAGTGGAAATACAGAAGAAGAAATTAGACAAAATTCATCTGCTAACTTTGCTTCACAACAAAGAAATGTTACTCAAGATGATTATTTAGTTAGAACATTAGCTATGCCTGCTAAATATGGTACAGTAGCTAAAGCATATATTGAACCAACTAAAGCACAAACTATATCAGCTGGTGAATCAAATTCAATATTAGATTTATATGTTTTAAGTAATAATGCTAATGGAAATTTAACAACAGCTTCACCAGCATTAAAACAAAATATAATCACTTACTTATCTCAATATAGAATGGTAAATGATTCTATTAATGTTAAAGATGGATTTATTATTAATATTGGAGTAAATTTTGAGATTATAATTTTACCTAACTATAACAATAATCAAGTATTGACAGCTTGTATATTAGCGTTACAAGATTATTTTAGAATTGATAATTGGCAAATCAATCAACCTATTTTATTACGTAATTTATATATACTTTTAGATAGAATAGAAGGTGTTCAAACAGTAAAAACTATAGACATAGTAAATAAAGTAGGTACTAATCTTGGATATTCACCTTATGCTTATGACATTTCAGGAGCAACAGCTAATAATGTTATTTATCCTAGTTTAGATCCTTCAATATTTGAAGTAAAATACTTAAACACAGACATTCAAGGTAAAGTAGTACCTTTATAATAATTAAATAATGGCAGTATATAAAATATTTCCTACTCAAGATGCAACTATGTATTCTATGTTCCCACAGATGAATACAGGTATTGATGAGATTATAGAAG